CACATGAGATTACTTTGGGAGTATAAATATGGCAAACCAAAAGAAAGAAAAGAAATGGATATTAAAACAGAAGTAAACATTCCTGTTATTAATTTCTTAGATAAAAAAGAAGATACTATTGATATTGAAGCAGAAATAGATGAGGAATCTGAATCTAAATAAAAAATATCAAGCTCTATTCAATTCAAAGAATAGATACTTTGTCGTGACAGGGGGTCGTGGTAGTGGGAAGTCATTTGCAGTCAATACCTTTCTAGTATTACTAACCTTTGAAAAAGGACACAGGATATTATTTACTCGTTTTACGATGACTTCAGCAGGTATGTCTATTATACCTGAATTTATTGAGAAGCTAGAATTAATGGGTATTGCTCAACAATTCACTATAACCAAAACAGAAATCATAAACAATTTAACAGGCAGTTCAATATACTTTTCTGGTATCAGAACAAGTAGTGGTGACCAAACTGCAAAGCTAAAATCAATTCAAGGGGTATCTACATTTGTATTAGATGAAGCAGAGGAATTAACAGATGAAGAGAGTTTTGATAAAATAGATTTTAGTATTAGAGCAAAAGAAGTTCCCAATAGATGTATATTAATTCTAAACCCTACTACAAAAGAGAATTGGATATATCAAAGATTCTTTCAGAATAGAGGTATTCCTGATGGATTTAATGGCAATAAGAATGACATAACTTATATTCATACTACATACTTAGATAATTTAGAACATTTATCTGAATCGTTTGTGGCACAAATAGAAGATATGAAAGTAAGAAGACCAGAGAAATATAAGCATCAAATTATGGGTGGGTGGTTACAAAGAGCAGAGGGAGTTATATTTACTCATTGGAACGTAGGTAAATTCAATGGGGAAATAGATTCAATATTCGGATTGGACTTTGGTTTTAGTGTTGACCCCTCAGCATTAGTAGAAGTTGCCATTGATAAAACTAGAAAAATTATTTGGTTAAAAGAACACTTTTATAAGACAGGATTAACAACAAGTCAAATATATGATTTATGTATTAGATATTGTGGCAAGAATTTAATAGTAGCTGATAATTCAGAACCACGACTTTTGACTGAATTAAAAGTAAAAGGTTTAAATATTGTGCCGACAATAAAAAAGAAAGGAAGCATACTAACAGGAATCAGTTTAATGCAAGATTATAATATTATAATTGACAATTCAAGTATCAATTTAATTCGTGAATTTAATAACTATTCATGGAAACTTACAGGTGCAATTCCACAAGATAATTTTAACCATGCTATTGATGGAAGTAGATATTCAATTCAATATTTATTAACTCGTTCTGTACCTCATGGCAGTTACTTTGTAAAATAATTTACAGAGGTAGATTAAACTTTTTATATTTTTTATTTGGATATGTCATGTGGAATGTATAGTATTGTATAAACATTAAAACAATTATTATGAAAACAATTGAAAACATAGAAGAACATTGGACTGCACTTGCCAATAAACATTTAAGAGGTGCAAGAATAATGAAAGTCGAATACATGACTAAAAACGAATTAGAAGATAATATGTGGTATAAAAGCCCATTGTGTCTTTTAATGAAGAAACCTAATGGAGAACAATTTTGGATGTACCCAAGCATGGATGATGAGGGAAATGATGGTGGCAGTTTATTTACTACCATTAAAGAATATTCATGTGTTCCAACAATTTAAAACAAATACAATGAAAAAAGCAAATTTAAAAGCAGTATTAAAACAATATGAAGATAACAGATATTTTCATAGAAGCGACTTTGATTGGATAGCAAAGAAAAACATCCAATTGATTGATGAAACATTTAAAAAGAAAAAGAAATGAAAGTAAAACTAAACACACACGAAGGAAACACCAAACAGGTGGATAATATTAGAAAAGAGATATTAACTTGTGCTGATGGCATAATAGATTATATCTCAGAACAAATGATAATGCCCAGAGTATATGATGATTTTGGACACGACTTAGATGTTCATGATGCTGAGAGATTAGCAAATATTGTATATAATCAAATTAAAATTAGAATGTGATGAAAGAGAAATTTGAATGTTTCGATTGTGGGTGTTACTATTGGGTCAATGATAGAGATGACTTTCAATGCCCAAATTGTGAACAAAATAATAATTATATAAAATGAAAACAACAGAAGAATTAAAAGAAATGGAATTAGGTGATTTAATGGATTGTTTGATTGAAGCTGAGGACTACATTAAATATTGTAATCATTCCATGAGAGATATAGAGTATTTACACTCTCTTAAATATGAATTTAAACGAAGACAACAAATAATATGAGAACACTTGGAGAAATATTAAAGTCGTTTTTTACGACAGACAAAACTCAATATTGGTTAAGAGTGCCAAGCAGTTTTGAAAGCAAACAAGCTAAAGAAGATTTTATCTTTGGCACAATAGAATTTTTAAATAGTAAAACAGAAATAGATGAAACAAACAACTAGTAAAGATTTAGGAAGTAAAATAAAAACCTATTCAAAATGGTTGATTGAAGAATGTAATGACCCTCATGATGAGTTAGAATATTTAGTAAGTTTAATATTAGATGGAGAAGCTATTGCTAAACCTCAAATGTTAGAAGTTTTAGAAATGTATAAAAATTATAAATTATGACACGAACTCCAGACATAGTTAGAGTGGAAATAAACCACCTTAGACAACTTCTGCATAATGCCACAGAAAAGAATGTGGAATATGAAAAACGAATTCAAGAGTTAGAAGCTAAACTTGATGTTTACCATGCTAACTTAGAACACGAATACAGAAAGCAAAATGCATAAATATACTTTTCTTATCAAAGAATTCAATAGTGAGGAGTATATCAAAGAATTCAATACTGATAGAAGTGTTGAGTGGACTATAAAACAATATAGTAGAAATCGAAATATCGAATATATAAATTTAATAAACAATGAAAACAATATCACGATTACCTAAATTGTTAATTCAATATATGTAAATTTAATAGAGGAATAAATTTAATACATAAATTCAATAGTATTTTTTCATGTTTGGTTTTTACCCCTTGCATTTTTTGTGAGGGGTTTTAACTTTTAAATATAAACAAATCTTTTTACTAATGACATTTGGTCAGATGCAAATAATTACTTAACTTGCTAATGTTTAACAAAAAAATTATAACATGAAAACAAAAGAAAAAACATTTACAGAATTCACTCCGATTGGCAAAACTTATTGGAATGATAAGGGAATTTATCAAAAAGAATATACAGAGCATTATGATTGGTATGTTCCAAATTCAGGCGATTCGCCAACAATTCATGGAGAATTATTAAGAGCAGTATCGAGATTGCATTATGATTATTTTAACAATGGAAATTGTAATATTCAAGAAGTAATTGAAGAAGATTGTCCTGATTGTTATGGCACAGGATGGCAGGAAAGTGATTATGATGATGAGGATGAGATTGATTGTTCAAGTTGTGGTGGCGATTGTACATGGGAAACAGGAATTAAAATCAATGAGTATTATCAAAGAATGATTGATTTTCTTAAAGAGTATTCTAATGCCCAAAATGAGATTGATGAGTTAGTTAAATTTTTGACCGACCATTATCATTATAGAACACCTAATTTATTTGCTGAAAAGAATGAGCAACTTTATACAAGATTGGTTGATAAAATCATGCAACAGATTTTAACTGAAGGTAAAAACGGAAACAAACCAAACCCTAAATTTAGAGAAGATGCATAGATTAGAACGAAACATTTTGCACCATGCAAAGCAAAGAAAAGAGTTAAGACAATTAAATAAATATATTTGCTCTTATTGTCATGAGTTCGTTAGTAAAGTTTACTATAATGAAGACAAGGACAATGATTTTTGCGAAAATTGTATATAAAAAATTATGTTCATGTTTTTTAAGGGGGTTAATTTTAACCCTCTTTTTTTTGTCTTGATTTTAACAATTTAACATAATGTAGATTATAGTGCATTTTATAAACACTAAAAGTTAGATATTGTATCAAATCTCCACATGCCATTTAAAGCACTTTTTAAGCGATTTAAGACACTTTCTATGCTCTGTAATATATTACCATCAAAAAAAAAAGTTATGCAAATAGCGACAATTTTCCAGAGGTAGAAAAATGACCATAAAAAAAATAATTGATAAAATGCTTGTATATGTCAGTTGCGTTTTGTAGTATTGAAAATATTAATTTTAAACTATAAAATATGAATTACACACTTTCAAAAGTTGATGCCGTAACAAGCGACATCATTTTCAATTATGTCTTAGAACCTGTTTATGAAAAAGGTGTCAAAGACAATTTAAACGATTCTGATTTAAGAGCAGAACTTAACGAAGAAGCAAATAAATATCTTAACATAATTGGTGAAGATAGATATGTTTTTGAAGATTTAGTAAACGACTTTTTAGACAGATTATAATCAACTTGGGGGTGTAAAAACCCCCTTTAATTTAAAACAATAAAACAATGAATACAAAAACAGAAACAAAAAACAAAACAGAAATAATAATTTCAACAATTCAACATAAACCTTACATGTCGGAGGGTGTTGGAAGTTGGGGAAATGGTTACTTAGAAATTCCGAGAGACCATTTTGCATTTAATCACTTATGCTCTAAAATTGATGAGCAATGGGGGTTTGAAGATTCTTTATGTGGAGAAGAAATTACATATTACAACATTACAAAAGAAGGTCTTAAAATTGGGTTTGACACTTTACACTCTTATAATGATGAGACACACGATGAAAAATGGGTTTTAAATAAATGTAATCAAATCAAAGATTATATAAATAGTAAAGGTTTTAAAGAAGAAATAAGAAATGGTATAAAATGGTATATCGGAGATTTAGAAATAAGAATAGAAGAACTAAAACAAAGTTTAAATAAATTAAAATAATTAAAAGATATAGAAATATAAATTCAATACTTAAATTTAACACCCCCTGTGAATTCAATAGTAATTCGATGGGGGTTTTTTTGTGCTTAATTTTGGCAAGATATACCAAGCCCAATTTATAAAGCTAATAAAAAAATAATTATAAAAAAAAATCACTTTTTATATTGTCATGTGCGAAATTAATTGTAGTATTGTAAATGAATACGTTCATTGACATATCGGAAAAACAAAGTAAAATCTAAAAAAATTATTATGAAATTAAATACTAAAGGATTACACCGAATTGGGTGGATGAATTATTGG